CCCTACGGTCTTTTCCGCAGAGCCACTCTGAAAAAGGAAAAGACCGTAGGGTCCGCCAGCCGTATTCAAAGTGACCTCGGGGTATTTCCAGCCTGCTCTAGCAGTATCGTTAGAGCTAGCCGGGGTGGGGCTTTCATCGCCAAGTAGCCGCACCATGGTAACGGGGGCGCTATTGGCTAAATATGCCTGCGCGGCGTACGCCGCATAAGTGGGTGCTGTATAGTTTCCGTCTCTCCAGACATCACTAGAACCACCGCCGGGTACCGGGTTTCCAAAAATTTGAACAAACTCATCAAACGAACTAACCGTCGTAGGAACCATAGCCGGTCCATGCGCGGTACGACCAATGATTGCGGGCGCCGGGGGAAGAGCGGGACCCTGGGGTAGTTGAGATTGATCAATCTCGTTAATGAAAACACCCGGTGAAACGAATCTAAATCTATCTACAGACATTACTTGGCATCTCCTTCATCAAAAAAATTAAGCATTTAATTTTTCACAAGTTTTCTTAAGTAAATAGTAAAGTGAAGCTGCAAAGTCCAACTAATATTACTATTTAATATTACTATTCCCTATAAAAGCCCTGCTTGCCGAGGTATTCATCAATATCGCCCAATATAACGTGCTCCCGAGGAATTTTAACTTCAACTGCATTTTCTCTAATTACAACCTTGGGCTTCTCTGCGTTCGGACCGTTCCCAATGAGATATCCTAGCACTTCCATAGACACGGTTGTTTCATATAATCGAAGTTCCATTTCAAGCTGTCCGACGTTGGAATTATTAGAGAAGCCCCCCCTAATAAATGCTTCAAATTTATGACCGTCCCTTTCAAGGCGCCTAGGCATACTATTCAGGCCCCCCTCTCGCAAAAGGGGAGTTGTCAAATCGTTCATTTGCTGTTGGTACTCGGTTCGAATGCTTATCTCATACGATACGGACACCCAAACGGGAAGAGGCATGGTGATGGTTTCATAAACGGTTTTTTCATTAACAATCTTCGGAAAGGTATTCTGCGCGTATCCCAGCCCAGCAACCTGGCCGTTGTTGTATTTTCTTCTAGCTATATTGTTTTGAAACTCTGCGGTTTTTTTCTGGTTAATGCGGCGTGCCATTGTAATGGTGCCCCCTTGCGCATCATTGACGGCAGGAATATTGGCGTAGGGGATTACGCGTTTTGCTAAATCTTTATTAACTGAGCTCCTCTCTAGGGTGATGAGGGGAAGGATTAAAGTTTCTTCAGGGTCTCGCAGATCTCTGTTTTCTTTTATTTGAAACGCGCGCTCTGTAGCTACCCAAATAATAGGCACCTTCTTGAATCCTTTGTTTGTCATCGTCGATAGGTCAAGCCTTTCGTTTACATAATCATAAACAGCAAAGTCTATTGTTTCTAAAGTAGAGGGCATTATCTCTATTTCTTTTAAAATAGATTTATCTTCTACACCTGTCCAATCATTCTTGGTTGGGTCCTGAATTTGATTTTGAGTTTTTATAGATCGGCTACGTGGCATCGAACTGGCCCCTTCGTGCGCGCTTACACTCTGCACTTACTTGAAATTTATGATCAACCTGTCCAAAGTAGTATCGGGTATCATTATAAGTCCGGACTATTTCATATAACGTATCGCCATACTGTACAAAATCGCCGGCCCGGACATATAGGTCTTGATCTGCTGTAAGTCGCTTGCGATGAAAGTGCACCGTCAGTTGGCTTTGATATTCATATGAATATTTATCGTTCGTTTGGGTGTTTTCCACTTCTACATACGCATATACTCGAACAGGTGGCAAATAAGACTTATTAATACACTCTCCGTAAAGAGGGTGAAAGTTGGTTCTATTAATATCAATGGGATAATACACCAGAGTTTGACCTATGACTCTTTCAACAAGTTCATCGTTAACTTGCTTAACTAAATCGCGCTCCTTTTTCCCAAAAAACATGGGAGGAGGTGGCGCCGCAGGTTGAGTCCATTTATCGTTCGGATTGCCCATTATCTACCCTACATATATGCCAGTTGGGATATCGGACAAAACTTTTTCAGCATTATCCGAAAGAACTCCGTCCTGCTCAGAGAGTTTGGGATATGTTAGCTCATCAAAGGTTGTGCGTAACTCCTCTCGTAAGGAGTCTTGTTCGGCCTTAGCTTGCGACAACAGATCTGCCGAGTTTAACGTAACAGATTCTCCGGGTATAGGAATAGTTGCAAACTTTCCGCGGATTTGACCCAACGTCTCTTTAGTTAACGCCAAAGCAAAGCGCCGGATCCACTGCTTTCCAATAGAGTTAATGCTGGTATAGGCAATATTTTGGAACGGCAGTGTGTTCATGTTGTTAATTCCTTGAACGCCGGTGCTCCGATTGGTTTCTGACTCCTCCCAGGTATTGTTTTCAATAGTAAACTGAAACCAAAATTTGATCGGACTAACATTTGCGGGGGTGGGATGTAATCGCAACCTGTTGTTTTTAATTTCGTATGACCAATGAGACACTCTTACATTTAGGGCATCCTCATAGGCCATTGATTGAAGCTTGTTCTGCCACACAGGCACAATATCAAATGTCGAATCATCCGCATATTGTCCATAAGTTCTCAAGTTGCCTACAGCGCTGAACCCCCCATAATATCCATAAAACCTCCACATTGCGTTGGGGGTTTTATAATATACTCGTCGAATAATAATTCTTTTATTGCCAACCTTTCCATAATAAAGGGCGTCTGTATCGGTGGCCGCCGAAGAGGAAATAATACTTTGTAAATCATAATCAGACTTCCCACTGAGGGCGGAAAGAGAACCAGAATATATATTTTCTGTTCCGCCAATATTACTGTCAGTAGAAACCGTATCGCTAAGGCGCCTTATATAACCGTAGTCAAACTTTGGATATCTTAACTCTATCTGAGATCCTGACAGGGAGTCGCCGCTTTTAATTTGACCGTCCTGATCAAAGGAGGCCGTGGTGTGCCCTAGAAAGCTGGAGAGCGAGTTCTTAGACTGATGAACGTTAACTATATAAGAATATTCTAAAACCGCCTCTTCGTATGCAGAATAAACATTCCCTTGCGTTAGCTCAATGTCTAAAACATCTCCTCCCAGTTTTTTATATGTGTAAGCCACCTGGTCGGAGGCGCCAGATAAGAAGTCTGCAGCACCTGCATATATACCGAAAGGCAATGTCGCGGCAACGCTAGAGACTGTGCCCGTAACAGGTAACACGTTTGTGTTCGTTGTAGACGCCGGGTATAATTTTGGAAGAGCCATTATTAGTCCTCTTATTAAGTAGTGGTACTATCATAAATAGAAAGCCCCGACCCTTTCGGGCCGAGGCTTTCATATTATTTATCCAATAATAGCTTAGCTATATTAACCAATAGTCATATCAGAAATAACAACCAGGCCATACATGTCAGGCCGCACCATCTTCTTGGCGTAGCGGGTCATGACTCCCTTGCGGGGCACGAAGTCCTCTACTCCGAAGATCGTAGGCGTGGTCTGCAGTGGCACGTAGGGAGCGTATACATATCCGCTCTCTAGGAAACTGCCTCCCTTGCGACCTACGAGAACTACGTTTCGTAGGAAGTAAGGATCGACATAAATGTCCCACTTCTTAGACAAAGCACCCACCTTCACGGCGCCGACAGTGCCCCTGTCGCTATCGACAGAAACATTGGCTCGGAAACCGGCCGTAAACTCAAGAATGTTGGCAACTTCAGGTGAAACCACAATGAAGTTAGCGCCGCCACGCAGAGTCTTACGGTGAATGTTCGCTGACACATCGTTGATTGTCTCAACGAGAGTCTCATACCACTCCGACACGTTACCAGTGAAGTCAGGAGTAACCGTAGAGGCCCCCACTTCGATACCCGTAACGCGATCAAGGAACCTGCCGGGTGCACGAGACCAGAAGCGTGTAGCTGCGGTCGCACCATTAACAAGATCCTCAAGGATCTCTCGATCAATCTCAAGAGCGATCTGCTCAGATAGAATCTGAGTAAGCTCGACCTCGGCATCCAGGTTGTGATAGGCATTAAGATCCTGTCCCAACTCTGGGGTCCACTTGGCCTTGAGCTTCTTGGTCATCGCCGTAACAGCGACGGAATCGATCTTGATGTCGATCTCGGGAATATTTCCCTCGTTTTCCAAGGCCCATACGGTAGTACCCTGAATTGCACCTATCGCATCAGAGTTCGTGGCGTTAACAAAGTCATCCGTTATTGGCCACGTTAGCCGGTTGCCGGTCACTCCGGTCATCACACTAGCGGTTAGCGCTCCGGCCACATAAGTAAGCAGCT